TGGTCCTGTCGGTCCAGTAGGTCCAGTTATACCTTGTATTCCTTGAGCACCAGTCGTACCTTGCGGACCTGTAGGTCCTGTTGGTCCTGTTATACCTTGTATTCCTTGAGCACCAGTCGTACCTTGCGGACCTGTAGGTCCTGTAGGACCTGTTATACCTTGTATTCCTTGAGCACCAGTCGTACCTTGCGGACCTGTAGGTCCTGTTGGTCCTGTTATACCTTGTATTCCTTGAGCACCAGTCGTACCTTGCGGACCTGTAGGTCCTGTAGGACCTGTTATACCTTGTATTCCTTGAGCACCAGTCGTACCTTGCGGACCTGTAGGTCCTGTAGGACCTGTTATACCTTGAGTACCTTGGACACCTATATTACCTGTTCTACTAAATTGAACTGCTAATAAAGCCCCATTAGATGCTAAAGTACCACTAATATAAGAAACAGGGATTTCATAATAACCTGCATCAGCAGTTACTGCTCCTGTTACTTGGAATTGATTAACAACTGTACCTGTATCCCTGCTATATATAGTAATAACACCTCTTGCTGAGGTTGTTGTTGAGTCATCCCAAGTATCATACCAAGCAGTTTGAGAATTACCTAATTGATCAACATTATCTATAAAAATAGCTGTTACTGAACTAATTGTACCACTATTATATTTTAATATTCCAGCTCCTGGGTCAGAATCAGCTGTGTTTGTAGAGAAATTATAAGGTACTCCTCCTTTTTGTCCTGTAGCACCTTGAATACCTTGAGTACCTTGAGTACCGGTAGCCCCTTGCGGACCTGTCGGTCCTGTAGGACCTGTTATACCTTGAATGCCTTGAGCACCAGTCGTACCTTGCGGGCCGGTAGGTCCTGTAGGACCTGTTATACCTTGAATGCCTTGAGCACCAGTCGTACCTTGCGGGCCGGTAGGTCCTGTAGGACCTGTTATACCTTGAATACCTTGAGCTCCTGTTGCGCCAGTAGCCCCTTGCGGACCTGTTGGTCCAGTAGGTCCAGTTATACCTTGTATTCCTTGAGCACCAGTAGTTCCTTGAGGTCCAGTAGGTCCTGTTGGGCCGGTTATACCCTGAATTCCTTGAGCGCCAGTAGTTCCTTGCGGACCTGTCGGTCCAGTAGGTCCAGTTATACCTTGTATTCCTTGAGCACCAGTAGTTCCTTGAGGTCCAGTTGGTCCAGTAACACCTTGAATACCTTGCGGTCCAGTTGGCCCAGTAACACCTTGAATACCTTGCGGTCCGGTTGGTCCGGTAGGTCCAGTTATACCCTGGATACCTTGAATACCCTGAGCACCGGTAGTACCTTGTGTACCCTGAGGACCGGTAGTACCTTGAATACCCTGTATACCTTGTATTCCTTGAATGCCTTGTGTACCTTGAGGTCCTGTTGTTCCTTGAGTTCCAGTTATACCTTGAATACCCTGTATACCTTGCGTACCTTGAGGTCCCGTTGGTCCAGTAGGGCCAGTTATACCTTGTATGCCTTGAATTCCTTGTGCACCAGTAGTACCTTGTGTTCCTTGAATACCTTGTATGCCTTGAGTACCTTGAGGACCAGTTACGCCTTGAATGCCCTGCGTACCAGTTGTTCCTTGTGTTCCCTGTGTTCCTTGAGGTCCAGTAGTTCCTTGTATACCTTGAATACCTTGGATACCTTGTGTTCCTTGTGTTCCTTGAGGTCCAGTAGTTCCTTGTATACCTTGAATACCTTGGATACCTTGGATACCGGTATTGCCTTGGATACCTTGGGTTCCTTGTGTTCCTTGTGTTCCTTGGGTACCGGTATTACCTTGTATCCCTTGAGTACCTTGGGTTCCTTGCGTACCTTGCGGTCCTGTTGTACCTTGTATACCTTGAATTCCTTGAGTTCCTTGGGTGCCTTGTATACCCTGGATTCCTTGTGTTCCTTGAGTACCTTGTATGCCTTGTATACCTTGTGTACCAATTGTACCTTGAGTACCTTGCGTACCTTGTATTCCCTGTATGCCTTGAATACCCTGTATACCTTGCGTGCCTTGAATACCCTGTATACCTTGGGTACCTTGTACACCCTGTGTACCTTGCGGTCCTGTAATACCTTGGATACCTTGAGTTCCAGTTAAGCCTTGTACTCCTTGAATGCCTTGCGTACCTTGCGTACCTTGCGTTCCCTGTGTTCCTTGTGTTCCTTGAGTACCAGTATTACCTTGTATACCTTGAGCGCCAGTTGTGCCTTGTGTACCTTGTATTCCCTGAATGCCTTGGATGCCTTGAGTACCTTGAGTACCTTGGATGCCTTGAGTTCCTTGAGGACCGGTAGTTCCTTGTATGCCTTGTATACCTTGTGTACCGGTTGTACCTTGAATACCTTGAATTCCTTGTGTACCTTGAATGCCTTGTATTCCTTGAGTTCCTTGAGTTCCCTGTGTACCTTGCGTACCTTGTATTCCTTGTATACCTTGGATTCCTTGAGTTCCCTGGGTTCCTTGCGTACCAGTGTTACCTTGTATCCCTTGAATTCCTTGAGTACCTTGAGTACCTTGCGGTCCTGTTGTACCTTGAATTCCCTGAATACCTTGTATTCCTTGTGTACCCTGGGGGCCTTGTATACCCTGTGTACCTTGGGTACCCTGAATCCCTTGAATTCCTTGAATTCCTTGCGTACCTTGGATTCCTTGCGTACCTTGAGGGCCAGTAATACCCTGGATACCTTGGGTTCCAGTTATGCCTTGTACCCCCTGTATACCCTGTATTCCTTGCGTACCTTGTATGCCTTGGATACCCTGCGTTCCTTGAGTCCCTTGAGTCCCTTGCGTACCTTGTATTCCCTGTATACCTTGAATGCCTTGCGTACCTTGCGTGCCTTGAATACCCTGTGTACCTTGAATACCTTGAATACCTTGTATACCTTGTGGTCCTGTAATACCTTGAATACCTTGAGTACCGGTAGTTCCTTGCACTCCTTGAATGCCTTGGGTACCTTGTGTTCCCTGTGTTCCTTGTGTTCCTTGTATTCCTTGAGTACCTTGTACGCCTTGAATCCCCTGAGTGCCTTGAGAACCTTGTATACCTTGTATACCTTGAATACCTTGAATACCGGTTATACCCTGTACGCCTTGTATTCCTTGTGTACCTTGTATTCCTTGTGTACCTTGTGTACCGGTAGTTCCTTGCACTCCTTGAATACCTTGTGTGCCTTGTGTACCTTGTATTCCTTGAGTACCCTGTGTACCTTGTATTCCTTGTATTCCTTGTATTCCTTGAATACCTTGTGTTCCTTGACTACCTTGAGCACCAATTATGCCTTGTACCCCTTGAATTCCTTGAGTACCTTGCGTGCCTTGTGGACCGGTAATACCCTGTACGCCTTGAATTCCTTGGGTTCCGGTTAAGCCTTGAATTCCTTGAATACCCTGTGTTCCTTGTGTACCTTGAATACCTTGTATGCCCTGTAGTCCCTGGGTTCCGGTTGAGCCCTGAACGCCCTGAGTTCCTTGAGGACCGGTAGTTCCTTGTATGCCTTGTATACCTTGTATTCCTGTATTACCTTGTATTCCTTGGGTTCCTTGTATTCCTTGGGTTCCTTGTATTCCTTGAATGCCTTGGATTCCGTTATTACCTTGAATACCTTGAATTCCTTGAGTACCTTGTATGCCTTGCGTACCTTGGATACCTTGGGTTCCGTTATTACCTTGAATACCTTGAATACCTTGAATTCCTTGAGTACCTTGTATGCCTTGCGTACCTTGGATGCCTTGAGTACCGGTATTGCCTTGAATACCTTGAATTCCTTGTGTACCTTGGAGACTAAGATTAGTTCTATATTTAAAAGTTCCATCCGTATCAGTTACTACTACATTAGTTTCAGTTGAACCTAAAGGTATAGCCGGAACGGCAAGTGATCCGGAAATAGAGAGAGATCCTGTAACTTGTGAATTATTTAGGGCCTTTAGGCCGTTACGGACAATAAATTCATTCGCCATGTTTATCTCCCTTAGTTCACTTTCCCTAAGGTAGGGGTTTTATATATGCTAATATATTATATAAATAGTTAAAATCTTGTTTATAGCTAAATAAATCACTATAGAATCCAAGGAGATTGTTTTATAACAAAAGTAGGATTCAATTTATTTTCAAGCTTTTCTTTAAGGTCAGTCTTAAGGTTTTTTACACCCTCTTCTCCTAGCATGTATTCAACCCACTGCTGTATTATAGGTGATGTTAAGTCTTGAAAAGGAATAAAGCTTCCAGAAGGTGATATCGGAAGTATCTCTTGAAATCCACCTACTGATCCACTAACAGACCCTATAGTTGCTCTAAGTTCGTAAAAAACTTTAGTAACAACATCATTATGTTCAGTCGATGTAGGGCTAACAAAAAGTGGATTAAACTGCCAAGTAAAGGTAATATCTGAAAGATTCAAAGCCATTAATTTTTATTTAAATAAGTCTATAAGTTGTTTTTATATTCCAAGTATCTCCATTTATTGTTGCTCTTAATAAAGCATTAGCACCACTTAAAGCTACACTCATTGTAACAAGTGTAGTACTTCCAATGTCTGTTGTTGAATTATCAGTAAAGTTTACATTACTACCATCCCAGACAGACATCACTGTACCAGCTCGAGCATTACTTCCGCTTGAAGCTACATAATCAAAAAAACCAGCTCTAAATGAACCTGTGGATATATTGACAATTGTTGTTGTACCTACACCAGCTAAAGCTCCTTGAGCTGAATATAATGAAGATGAAATATTAAATACTGAAGCGGCAGAAGCTGAAGCAGCAGTTCCAAATAAAGAACCAGTGAATGATTCAGCTACAACATTTGTAGCTACTGTTAATGAGTTTAAAGAGGCATTTGAGCCACTTACGATGACTTTTTTCCAATTCGGCATAGTAATACAAATTTACACTGTGGTTAGATACATACACTTATGCCGTGTATATGCCTACTTCCTTTCGGCCTACAGTACTTTCCTTCATATAAATATCACAGAATCAGGGTAGCTTAACGTAATAGTCTTGAAGTTTTAGCACTAATTCAAATATCTTTTGAACCTGCTCTCCTTTGAAATGAGATTCTCTTATTAAATTTAACAAAGTCTCAACCTCAGGTTTATTAAGACTTAAGACAGGTAAAGGAGCCTTATGGAGCTCCTCTACACGTTTATTATTTACTACTACGTTATTTGCGTTAAAACCCATAACTACTCTTTTGAAAACTCTATTAAGAATATATCCAAATTGTTTCGTCATTACCTATAAATATATTACCTTTTGCAATGTACCTACCTGGTGCTGTTGTTGGATCTCCGCTTGAACCTAAAACCGCTGCTGCCATAAATGCATCAGGTGTATAAGTACTTTGATTGGCGGTAAATGAACCAGTTAATCCCCATCTTGTAGTTCCGCTATCGAATGCAAATAATTCGCCTACATTCTGTGTTCCTTGCTGTACTACGATACCCCCATCACCTGCTGCGTTTGATCCAGAAGCAAGAAGAATAAATCTATCTGCAACCTCAAGATTTGTTGTTTGTTGGAAGCTAGCAGTACCGAATACTGTTAAATTATTACTAACTACTAAATTGTTACCAATAGTAACGTTATTAGGTAACCCGATTGTTAGGGTTTGGGAGGCAGCTGATGTTTCTATTTCATTAGCTGTACCGGTAATTGTAAATACCTGAGTTAAAAGATCTACATTACCGCTTCCGGTTGAACCAGAGAAGTCTAATTCAGTTACAAGGCCGGTTAGTTGTGAACCGTCTCCTTTAAATGATCCGCTAAATGAACCAGTTAAGCTTGAATTTGCGCCTGTAAGTACTATCGATGTATTACCGGTTATTAAAGTACCGTTATCAAAGAGACTCGAATTGGTAAACTTATTATCTGTGTCATTCCACTTTGTAATAGCGTTTTGAGAAAGTTGAGCAGCACCGCTGACTTCTACTGTTACGTCAGTACTACCGTTGAAAGAAAAAGCATTAAGACCCCCGCCAGCTACTTGAGATAAAGTACCTTTTGTTCTACCTGCAATTGAAGCGCTTACGGCATGAGAGGCAGTAAGTATGCTATTCATACCTAGAGGGCCATCTACCCCGCTACTTAAAATATAAGAAGCAGTAGTTGCGGTAAATGAACCGGTACCTTGATAAGTGAATAAACCTGTAGTTGTATCATAAGAAACTATATTCGGCTTATTTGCATTAGTAAGTCCTAAAGCGTTTACCGAGCCGGTTACAGCTAAGTTACTACTAATACTTAAATTACTTAACTGAGCTACACTTCCCGATACTATTACTTTTTTCCAATTTGCCATTTTTCTGTCTTTTTATTTTAATAAATAGTTAATTTTAATCTAAACCTACATAAAGATTAGTTGATGTAAACCATATTCCTCCATTAGGTGCAGTGCCGGTAGGAATCGCTGATTGAGTCGCGAACTGTACAACACTTTCGCTTACTGTAAATACAGGCTGTTGTGTCTGTTTATTTCTAACATAAAAATAATTGCTATATATGTCTACAATAGTAGCTGACCCGGTTACGAAAAAAGTACTACCTGTGTAAATTAAATCAGATGACGCTGTAGCAGCATTAGTCGAACCGTCAGAAATAATTAATCTACCAGGTCCTGCGTTGTTGATTGTATTAAAACCCTCCCCAGATGCGCCTACTGGTATAAATGCAAATTGATCTCCTTCAGCGGGGTCGTTACCTGCTGAAGTTAACTGTGATACTCCATAACTTTCGTAACCAGATTCAGGGGGTGCTACGCTTGTAATTTGTAGTAGTTTAAAGGTACCTGCTTCTGCAAGGCTTACAAGTTTTATTACTGTACCTACTGTTAGATTATCTAAATAACCTGAAAAACTTACGTTTGGATCATACGCAAAATTGTCGAACGATGCAGCAGTAGGAGATGATGACCAGTATTGATTTAGTTTAAAAAATCCGTTACCAGGATCTACTCCTGTATTTAAACTTGATGTATATTTCCATATAGCTAATTGTCCCCCATTCTCTGCACTCAGGGAAAGACCGTTTACAAATAAAGCGCCGCTTATATTTGTACTTCCTGTTACATTTAAGCTACCACTTATAATAGCGCTTCCAGTAAAAGGGAAAGATGATACGTTAGCAACATACGATGCTGTAAGAGCATAAGAAGCAGATATAGCATTTGAGATTGAACCGCTAAAATAAGAAGCAGTTAAAGCATGTGATGCTGTAAGAGGAACAAGACTTGTTAAATTTACTAAAAAAGTTGAACCGTCTCCTTTAGTAAATGTAATAGAAGGATTAGAAAATGAAGCTGTTGTAATTAAAGACCCTGTAGCCGCTCCTTGTATAACCGATGCGGTAGCAGCATAAGAAGAGGTCCCAAATAATGAACCGGTTAATCCTGCAAAGAAATTAACAGTATTTAAAAAGTTTGCAGATCCACTTACTCCAAGACTACCTGAAATAAGGATTGTACTACCGCTTACTCCATTTAGAGCGTAAATAATTCTGAGAACCTGTTCGGACTTAATTAATTGACCGGGGGATATACCGGAAGTTGATATAGTATCTGCCACTCTATGAAATTTGATTATAAATAGTTCGTTCCGTAACAATAAGAAACCTACCTTACTGCACCTGTTCGGTTGTAAATACTATTTTACATATATTATAAGTTTTTCCTGAAAGCTGTGCTAAATAGGCATTTAGCGAATCCGGAATAAGGTAACCGTTGACAGTTAAATCAAATTCAGTTCTTACCAATCTATCTTCACCTTGATCATAGACTTGCGCGTCATTAAACGTCTCAATTTTTGCAAGAAACTGAAATGAATCGGGGTCACCCCAGTATGAATTAGAAGCAAAATTTACAGCTTCTATCAACTTATTCATTTGTTCAACATAGTTTGTCCACATTATTACTGTATAATTTACAGTAACATAGTCAGGCGTAACTACAACCGTATATTCTTTCTGCGGCTTTTGATTTTGCAAAACATTGAAGTTATCATATACGTTTCTTTTTGAGAAAGCCTTTTCGTATAGTTGAACATTTTTAGCAACATTACCGTCTATTTTATTTCCGAGCGTTCTATTCTGTACAACTGAAGATCTTTTAAAAACTAAAAGAGGGGACATTATTTTTGCTACATTATTACGATAGTATCCGTCTTTTTGTATTGATTTCCATTTTTCAGGTGAACCGTATATAACGGGAACAAGTACCGTAGAATTGTTTTGAAATACCGTAAGCTTAAGAACGTTTGCAAAATGGTACATTATTGATTGATCAATATCTTTTAATCCTATTGAGTATTTTTTGTCTCCTGTAGGTTCAAAAGCAGTTTCATATGCCCTATTAAATTCAGGTTGTCCTGGTTTGAAAGGTTCAGAAAAAACTATATTTGGATTGCCATACTGCGGATCAGCAGGTATGATAAGTTTATTCATAAACTCCCTTCTATTCTCTGGACGTACTATTTGTGGCATATTAGAGTCTCTGTTGTGTTATACCTAATCTTTCAGGTGATGTCATATGGGTGGTTAGAATGATAGAAAAACTAGTACCAAAGTTGTTTAATCCTTCAGAGTAAGAATAATTGGGATCTTTTCCAAGGAAAAGCTGATTTTCGTTAGTATTATCTACTTCGTAATATAATTCGTTATACATAATAATATCACCGGTCTCAGGCACTATATTAGCTAATTCTAGATCTGGCTTTAAAAATCTAAAATCTACTTCCCTTCTACTATCAGGTCCGAAATTATTATCGGTAATTGTTGAGAAGTCGCCCCTGACTATTAAACAGTTTAAAAGTACCGGGCCGATATATTGCTTAACGGATGATTCGCCATAGATATTCGGAGGGGATGAGGGTATTACTATCTTATAGTAGCCTATTTGCTGGGTTACTACGTTATTTACAAACTCGCCGGCTACGCCAAGTTGCATTGTTGCATCTCTTACTGAACCGAATAGTGCCATAGTTATCCGATATATACCATTAACGGTATACTATTTAAAGTATCGTTAAGAGAATTGTTTTCAGACTGTTTTCTTTCAAGCTGCTTCTGTCTTGACATGTCTTCGAAGTCAAGCCGTAATTTTTCACGTAAAGCTACTTGCATTTCTTTACCACGTGAGATTAAATCAGCAAAATTGAGTGTAGCTTCTGCCCCTGGAATAAGTACAGTTTGGTATTTTCCGCGTATCAAACCAAGCAATTCAGAAGTAAGTGCAGCTGTATATTCTTTGATCCATTGTTTGCCCGGTTGATTAATATAGGAGTATGTGATTAGACCGTATGGAGCTAATGCTGCATTTGCTACTAGACCTTTATTACTGCCGTATGGGCTATTTTCTGTCAAAGACATAAGGTCTGATTGGAATGCATATTGAATTGAAATACATGAACGGTATCCGCCATAATTACTGCCTAGAGGTACTGGAGTAATTCTTAAGTTAGTTCCAATAAGCTCAAACGACCATTCAGGAAGCCGTACGTCATTTGACATTTCTAATTCTTGAATTCTTTGAATATCCCAAAATACAGGATAATAAGTAGCAGCGTTGTTCCCTCCACCCATAGCTCCGTATCCGCCCCAACTACCAGGCCATGCACCCGATCCACCTAATTGAGGATAATAAGCACCATACCCGTATCCGTAAATCGCAGGCGGTGCTTGATACATTATTCTTTGAATTACTATTCTATCTCCCGGACTCATACTCTGTGATGCTACTGCCCAGTCGTATACGTTATAGTTTTGCTCTCCAGATATAAGTTCCAACGAACCACTTCTCCAACTTATAAATCCACCTACTCCTGCTACTTGACCGTAAGTTTCGGCTATATTAACCAGGTTGGTTAAGTTAGGCGAGACTACAATACTGTTTAATAGAGAGGAAGTCGGCTGTCCTTCAAGCGTTAGGTAATTGTCTTTTATCTTAAGTTGATATAATTCTTCGGCGTAGATTGAAACGGCTTCTTCAAAACAAGCGTAAATCGATCCGGACTGTAGTTCAACGTCGAGTACGGGATATCCTAGTTTCCATGCACAGTAGTTTGCTACTTTTGGTCCATCGGTTTGATAATCTGCGTCATTATCGTAAAATCCAAATGGGGTACTGCCTGAAATTGGCCCTGGATCGCCGTTATAAATTATTGGATTAGCCATTTTTTAATCTCTATGATCTAAATAAATTTTCAAAATATCTTCAACGATTGGATCGCGATGATTAGTTTTCAGAGTTACAACTGAAAAACCTATTACGTTGGTCAAGTTATTACATATAAATCCAAAACCTGATAATTTTTTATCTTTTAAATCAATCTGTGCAGTATCACCACATATAATCATTCTTGATCCTTCACATATTCTACCAAGAATTAGCTCCATCTGCCTGTGTGTAATATTTTGGCCTTCGTCTACTACTACACAGCAGTTTGTAAGATTCCTGCCTCTCATAAATGCTACCGGAATAACCTCTATTCTACCTTCAATAATTTCTCTATCTATCTTTTCCTTATTATAGAGCCTATACATATTATCGTATATAGCTGCTGTATAGGGAGCTAGCTTAGCGTCTTTATCTCCGGGCATAAAACCTAATTCTTCTCCAGCAGTTACGGCAGGTCTAGTTAGTATTACCTTTTCAACCTGTCCGGTAAAGAGTAGATCGAGTGCAGCTTGAGCAGCTACTATCGATTTTCCTGATCCTGCACTACCTTTTAGTACTGTTATCTTGTTTTCAAGAATAACTGATTTCGCAACTTTCTGTTCTTCATTAAGTGTAACCTGAAATTTAATTGGATTCTTAAGTTTTTTCTTTCTTGTAACTGTTGTTATCACCATGCATAGACCGTTTGATATAAATAGTAAGCAAAAGAAAATAAAAAACCCTCAAATGAGGGTTCTATATTATATATTTTCAAGGATTTATATTAGGGGTAAGGGTATTGATAAGAACCTGAGTAGAGAACGGCGATACCGGATGACTGTGAGACTTCAGTAATTGCGCCGAAAATACCGTTACCGGCTGTAAATGATGCACTAATCGGTCCTCCAGTTAGACTGCTGAATGATATTATTGCGGTAGTATTTGTTACTGGTAGATACCAAAATGCATCAGCTTTTGTATTTATTGATCCACTGACGATTGTACCACCGTTTAATCCGTATGGATCTCTGCTTAAATCTAACAGAGTAGGCGTTAATAATTTTAATATAAATAGTAGATATAAGTATAAAAAAAACCGGCCTTACAGGGCCGGTCTTTATTTTTTAAGCTAGTCTGAATTAGCTAGCTTGAGCTACGTTTAAGTTAGCAACGTATACC